AAGTGAGATTGCCGAAATAGTTGATGCTATCCAAAAGTTGATTTCATGGACTGCGATTTCTCAAGGGCTTTCTGCTGGATCAATGAGCACAGATCCAGTTGAGCAAAGCGGGCTTAGCAAAATCGTTGATACCCGTGAATTAAGTGAAATCCGTCAAGATGATTTGCAGCTTTGGCGCGGATACGAGCGAGAAATATTTAATACCCTTCGACTGGTCTGGAATACTCACAGCAAGAAGAAGTTGTCGGACTCAGCCACGCTATCAATCGACTTCGCAGATCCGAAAGCACAAATTGACCCGAAAACACAAGCTACAGCATGGGATCTGCAATTAGCAATGGGAGTCATAAGTGCTGTAGATATAGCAATGGAAAAAAACAAAGATCTTAAAACCAGAGAGGATGCCCTTGCTTTCTTACTGCAAGTTAGAGAGGAGCAACGGCAACTTTCTGAATAAATCATCAACCCAGATGTAAAATGGAGGTAAGAAAATGACGTTGCAAATGCAAGTAGACTCGATGGACGGACTTAGTGAAGAAATCCAAAAGTTGTATCTTGAAAAGGACGGTGTTTTTGTTTTGGACGTGGCGGGCCACGATAAAAACGATGCTCAAGACAAAGACCGGATACCACTTGCGAGACTCAACCAAGAGATTGAAAAGCGGAAGCAATCGGACGCAGCATTGAAAGAAGTTGCTGACGGTTTGATCGAGGACATACCAGAAGAAAAAAGAACTATTATTCCTGATCTTACCCCCGCTAAAAAAATCAAATGGTTGAGAGAAGCTTTCAAATTGGGATTGTTTGCAGATTCAAAGTCTAAGGAAATTGACACCAAGAGACCGGGCGACCAAAAACCAAAAGACCTTGAAGGCTTATCGCCTCAACAAAAAATAGCCCAAGGTTACAAAAAGAAATAAGGAGTAATTAAAAATGGAATATTTGACATTACTTGAAGCAAGCAAGCTCAGCCAAGACAGCCTTAGAGCTGGCATTATCGAAATTTTTCCGAGATCAAGCGCAGTGCTTGAACGACTCCCCTTTTATGGTATTGCCGGAAACAGCTATACCTATAACCGGGAGCAAACACTTCCAAATGTGGCTTTTCGCGGTTTGAATCAGTCGTACACCCCTGATACGGGAGTCATTAACCCGATCACTGAAAGCTTGGTGATCTTGGGCGGACTTTCTCAGGTTGATAGAGTCCTTGTGAAGAGTCAAGGAAACGTCAACAATATCAGAGCTATCCACGACGGTCAAAAGGCCAAAGCTGCCAGTCTTGAGTATACTCGATGCTTTTTCAAAGGCGACTCAAGCAGCAATAATAAAGAGTTTGATGGCTTGTCAGTCCGCTTAACCGGAGATCAAACCATTGACATGAACGGGGTTTTGACCCTTAGCAAATTGGACGAGCTTATTGACGCTGTTATCGGCTCCCCGGATGTTCTTTTCATGAATAAAACCATGAGACGCAAGGTGAATGCTCTTATGAGAGCTGCCGGACAAGCCACAGAGACCGTCAACGATGCCTTTGGGAGGCAGATCAACGTGTATGCTGGTATACCTATTGGTATTATTGAGCAAGATAAAGACGAAAACGAAATCTTAGGTTTTGATGAAGACGGAAGCACTACTTCAATTTATGCTTGTCGTTTCGGTTTTGAAATGCTTTCAGGTTTGCAAAACGGGAGTATTGACGTTGAAGATCTTGGCCTTGTGGAAACCATGTATAAAACGCTCATTGAGTGGCTGACAGGCTTAATTATCTGGCATGGTAAATCAGCCGCGAGACTATACGGGATCACAAACGCCTAAACGATAACCGGGGAAATTACTTCCCTATTAGATAAGGAGAAATTGAAAATGTTTGATACTCAACTTGAATTAAAAGACGCCGGGCGTATTGAAGCATCCGGCTACGGCTCCGTTGATGGTGGCGCAAAGGTGCTCAACGTCGGTGCTGGGCTTATCCGCGCAAATGCAATTATTGAAGTTTTTCAAATTGCCGTTGCAAACTCGGATCAAAAATATGTGCTGCATATTCTTGGTGGTTCTGACAGCGATTTTACGAACGAGGAAAGTCTTGCAAGTTTGGAAATCGGCAACAACAGTGCTCTTGAGGGGAATGTGACTCACAGCCCGGCAAGGTTTATTCTGCCGTTTGAAAACGAAAAAGCCGGGACGGTTTTCCCGTTTTTGCGGATACGACACGTAATTTCAGGGACTTCGCCGTCGTTGAATTATGCTTGCCGTCTTGAAAAAGATTTGGCCGTTCGTGGAACTACCAACACAACCGAAATAACCACGACCACAACTACGACTACAACTACAACTACGACTTAATAGACACAACGCGCATTTTGTAGTGATGCGTTTTTTGTGTGGTTGACTCCGAGCATAGATTTTAGCAGTGCCGTTAAAAGCGGGCGGTCAATCGCTGCTATACCAATCTTTGCTTGCTTAGAGTCATGTTTTGTTGATTTGCCGATTTAGCTTTTGGCAAATCCTCCTTAAGGGGGGCGGGGCTTGTTCCCGCCCTCAACCTTAAAAAATATTATGCCGATCTGGACAGAGAAACATAAACTTTTACATAGATTGCAAGGGGTGATCAATGGCTTGGGAGAAGAGATAGCCGAAAGCCTTGAGGGAGCCCTTGAATCTATTTCAGGCAAGATCATCATTTTGGAGTCTAAGGCTGATCAGACAAAATCTTTGATCAAAAAAAAGAAATATCTGAATCAGCAAAAAGCAGAAATAGAGCGGGTTTTAAATGAAGTCTATCAGGACATAGGCAAGACCATTGAGAGCAAGGCCATTGAGACCGCTCAGGCTACCCCGGATATTATCAACTCAATGATCATCAAAAGCCTACCCGGAAAGCTTCAAATTCAAACGGGAGTGCCGAAGCTTGATAAAAAGCGTGTTGCCTCGTGGTTTGAATCAAGCCAGATAGAGGGACTTTATTTTAATGACTGGCTTAAAAAATTAGAATCAAATTCAGTTGCCCGGATCATAAAGGAAACCCGTCAAAGCCTGATCCTTAAGGAAAGCAAACGGGAAACGGTAAAGCGCATTCAAAACGCTTTAGATGTTGGGCGGAAATCCGCCGAAGGTTTAGCACATAACGCATTACATCAAGCCCATGTTTGGGCTGAGCGGGAATATTACCTTGCAAACAAAAATGTCTTTAAAGCGTTGCGTTTTGTTGCGGAGCTTGACCGCAAGACAACCCCGCTTTGCAGATCCCTTGACGGTAAAGAGTTTGATTTAAAAGAGGCACCACAGCCGCCTTTGCACTGGAAATGCAGATCAATGTTGATGCCTATTTTTAAGAACGAAAGGCTTGAACAGTACCTTGCCCGTGAAAAGAAAAATGTCAGAATAGCCCGGATTGATACAGAGCCCCGGACAGTAGGGCATAGAGACGGAACACGGTCAACCAAATTTGAAAAGCTGAGGGTGAAACATCCTCATGCTGATACAACTTACAATCAATGGTTGATGTCTATGGTCAAAAGCAAAAACCCGGCTGACGTTTCCTTTGCCCGTGAAGTGTTGGGGCCTACCCGGTTTAAGCTTGTGTCATCCGGCAAACTGAAAATGGAATCACTTTATTATCACGGGAAACTTAGAACCATAAAAGAATTAAAGAGGTTAATGAAATGATAGTCTACTATCCTGATGACAATTATAATTCATGGATCGATGAAGATGATGCGGAGGAATATTTTTTAACTCGTTTGAATGCCTCTGCATGGGATGCGGCAGATAGAGAAACTGCATTAATGACCGCTTTCAATTCCCTCAATGAGTTAGATCTGAATATTCAATATGAGGCTGAGGGAGACTTGACGCTTTCAAGCGACTATACGGACGTTGAAGCTGCAAAGATTCTTGATTGTTTGAAACGGGCTCAGTGTGAACAGGCATTGCATGAGTTGAAAAATGACATAGAAGCTCAAGGCATATTAGGGTTTACTCTGGGCGGGATGCTGTCTGTCAAGATCCCCAAAGGTGAGAGTCCCCCGGCAAGATATTCAAAAAGGGCTCTTGCTATCCTGAGACCCTACCTTGTAGCCCGGACTGTAAGCCGGACAAGATGAAAAACATTTGCCAAAAATGCAGACATAGAAAAAGCTGCAAAGTCCCTTGCAGGCCCGTCGAATTGCACCTTAGAGAGGACAATCCGGTTGTTTTTGAAAAGACAGATGCTTGTAACAGGATTGTTTTGTTTCCGAAATCAAGGGAGCGGCGAGAATCAGAACTTGATCAAAAGTTTGAGGGTGAGAAATCAAGAATATCTTTGGAAGCCTTTTCCAATGAAAATGAAAACCCGTTCCGCCATTATGAACCAAATCACAAGCAAACCTCAGTTTTCCTGAAGCGATTTTTCCTGAAGTGGTCTTATGCTGACATAGCAAAAACACATGATCTCAGCGTTGATGCTGCGAGAAAGTTATATTATGCTGGAGCTAAGCGGTTGCTTGCTGTGATTATAGAGATGGATGCTGTAAAAAAAGTCCAGACTCCCGAACAACGCAGAAAAAGCAACGTTGCTAAATCTAAAAAATATTTGGAAAGGAACAGAGACAAAGTGAACGCCAAACGCCGAGAACATTACGCCAAAAACAAGGATCAGATAAACGCCAAACGCCGAGCCCGGAAGAAAGCCCACGCCAAGTAACTCCCTTGCCTGTCTTTTTGAATCATAAAGTTTGACATAAAGATTGAATGTTTGCTAATGTTGTGATTATGTTGAGAAATCAGTAATGAAATTGGCCTGAAACTTAGCGAGCTTCAGGTAGAAGCAACAAATAGTAAAGAGAGGACGTATGCATACTTGGCAAAATTTAGCCGATATTGGTCCACGAAGTTACAAATGTAAATTTTGTGATAAAGATGTTGCTACGCGTATGGGATATTACCGAAAAGGCGTACCTCATCAGATTTCTATCTGCCCAAATTGCGCAAACCCAACCTATTTTTTAGGGACTGAACAAATTCCAGCCCCTCTTTTGGGTAATACCGTTGATGAACTTCCAGAAAATATCAATGCTTTATACGATGAAATTCGCGATTGTACGGGCATAAATGCTTATACTTCAGCAGTTCTATCATGTCGTAAGTTATTAATGAACATTGCTGTTGAGCAAGGCGCGGATGAAGGGAAAAGCTTTTTAGAATATGTTGAGTACTTATCTGGAAAAGGTTACGTACCTCCAGATGGAAAAGAATGGGTTGATCATATTCGTAAAAAAGGAAATGAAGCAAATCATGAAATTGTTTTGATGGATCAAGATGACGCTTTGGACTTAATCAATTTTAGCGAAATGCTTTTAAAATTTATTTACGAATTCCCAAAAAGGCTAAAATGATAGCTTCTAACCACAGCATGAAGATGGAAAAATCTTGAGGTTTAAAAGCGCTGCTTTTTGTATTTTTATGAAACGATTAATTTTAACCTTTCTTATTCTGGCCTTTGCGGTCTCAGTCCATGCCGAGCCTGACAAATGGCTCATTGACGGTAACGGCAAACGCGCAACGATTATTAAACAGGATCGTTGGGAGTCAGACAAATATCAAATATTAGACAGCTCCGGCAAACAGATAGGAACCATTGAGCAAGATCGGTGGGAGCCTGATAAATGGAATATTATCCGGGACGGGAAACACACGGGCGTCATTGAGAAAGACCGTTGGGAGCCTGACAGATGGAACGTTGAAAATATTGATTCTGTAAAGAAATCTGGTATTAATTAAATTGATCCTCGGTGTTAATTAATGCCTCCATTATAAAGCAATAAACAATCCTAACATTTTGTTTAAACAACAATAGAGGAGGAAATCATATGAAACCTTCCATTGGGCTTAATAGCATAGATCAAAAAACGTTACTTAATCTTTTATCAGGCAACGTTTCATATGCAATTCCTTTTTGGCAGAGAGAATATGCTTGGAAAAAAGATGACTGGAACGACTTATTAGAAGATCTTCAAAAAGCAACTGACAAGGATTCAGGTCATTTTTTTGGTTTCATGGCATTGAAGGAAGGTGATGAAGCTGATTATGAAATTATTGAAGGACAACAACGAATTTCAACAATTATTATATTTTTAGCTGTTATTAGGGATTTAAGCGCTGAGTTTGGGTTAAATGAGCTAAGTAGTGAAATGCAGTCATTATATATAACTGCTGGAAGTAAATTTAAACCCAAAAAGCATGATCGTCCTAAACTCACCCTTTCACGTATCAATAAGGAATTTTTTAAAACCTATATCGAAAATAAAGCAACATTGAAAGAAAGGGATGCGCTCTTCAAAAGACAATTTAAAAAGCTCGAAAATGTGGATCAATCAAACAGACTTATATTCAACTGTTACAAACACTTCCACAAACGGCTTTCGGACCAATTAGAAGGAATCTCCTTAGATGATAAGCTTAACAGGCTAAACCTCTTTGTTGGTACAATTCTTGAGAATTTTATTGTTGCTGTTGCTGAAGTAAAAGATGATATTGCAGCCTATAATATATTCCAGACTATTAACGACCGAGGACTGGATCTTGCTTTAGCAGATCTCTTAAAAATTCATCTTTGCAAAACGGTAACAAGTGAAAGAGAATTTATTCATAACTATTGGGATGAAGTGAGGGCGCAACTTACTGTAGGGAATATAAACAATTTCCTTAGACATTATTGGCTTTCTCAGCACGGAGTTGTAAAAGAAACCCAGTTACTTTCTACGTTGCAAGACTATGTCAAAAATGAGGATAGGGCTTATGATTTTCTCGCAAAAATATCTGATGAAGTAGACACATATGAAGCTCTTTTAAAACCCACAGAAGAATATTGGAGCAGAAAAGATCCTGAAATTTATAAATTGCTTAGTGATTTACAAATCATTAGTGCAATCATTCCAATTCCTTTATTAATGGCGGCAGAGGCTAAACTTGAAACAAAGGAGTTTAAACAAGTAATAGACTATATCACCATCTTTATTTTTAGATATTTGACAGTTGGTGAACAAGAGAGCAAAGTATTAGAAAAAGTGTTTAGCGATATTGCAATTGAAATTAGAGGTGGAAAAATAACAAAGGCAGATCTTGTAAAATCAAGGTTATTAAAACATGATATAAGCGATAAAGCATTTAGAGAGTTATTAATTACTAAGGATGTGAAGCTTAATAAAGTTGCACGATATATTTTAGAAAAAGTGGAATTTTATTTAGATCCTGATATGGAAAAATTTTCTGAAAAAATTACTTTGGAACATATCCTACCTAAAAAACCTGATAAAGATTGGGAAAAATATTTAGATGAACACAATATGGAACATAGCACCTTAGTGTATAAATTAGGTAATATGACCTTACTACTTGGCAAAGTAAACTCTAAATTGAAAAATAAAATATTTTCTAAAAAAAGGACTGAATTAGAAAAATCCTCCAGATTAAAAATCAATAAAGATCTGAAAAAGATTGAGAGCTGGACTGGAAAAGATATTTTAAAAAGACAAAAATGGCTGACGAACATTTGCATGGAAATATGGAATTTTGATGCTGCATAGTATTTTGTTATTCAAGCAGTGGATACCTGATATTAATTTCAACATAAATGGGCAGGGTCAAAAATGGCTCTGCCTTTTTTATGTTTCATCTCATATAAGCCGTTTTATCAGTCTAAACAGAATCTTTCCAATCTTCTGGTTTGCCGCAATATGCATATTTCCTTGTGGCTTCATCGAGCGCCTTGCTATCGGCTGAGGTCATTGTCCCGCCCTCAGTGTAAAAAGTTTCGACAGGCATTTTTGGATTATCTTTACGAAAAACTTGAGCTTTTGCCAACCACCTTCTTGGACCTACTTTTTTAGCGTGTGTCACTGTAACGTCATAGTATTTGTTTAAGTTTTTGGTCATGTTTGTTACCTCCATTTTTTTTACATCAGAGTTTAACAAATTTTCATTAAAATATGGTGGAAATAGTGGTGGAAGTGATGTTTTTAGGCAACAAAAAGAGGGCTTAAAAAGCCCTCTAAGTGCTTGAAATTGTTTTGGTAGCGGGGGGCGGATTTGAACCACCGACCTTCGGGTTATGAGCCCGACGAGCTACCAGACTGCTCCACCCCGCATCAATGTTCGCAAAAGAAATTTCTAACTAAATGGAGGGTA